GAGCGCATTAAAACCTTAACTGCGTCGGCCCAGCCTTCAATACTATCACCAATTAAAAATCGGCGCTTGCGATCCATGCGAGGCTTTCTTATCTCAGGAAGCTTCTCGACATGGTGTTTCTGAACTGAAAAACCAATGCCTGTTCCTCCTAATAAGAGAAATAAAATTTCATTAAAAGCTCGCCAGTCATCCACAGGAAGATACCCGCAGTTGTAAACCCTATTTGGACTAATCTCAATTGGTTTGCCTCCAAACTGTAATGATCTCATCGAGGGTAGGATCTTTTTATCATAGACATATTTATATGCTTTATTAATCTCCTCTTTCATGTGAGGAAATTTTTTAATATGCATTTTTTTATTTCGCGTAACTAACTCGGTCCACGTTTCCCTTCTACCTAATCTTTTTTGGTACTTAGCATACTTCATAAACACTGTAATATCTGATAAGATCTTACTCGATAACTCCATTACATACTCACTCCCTTAATGTATTTTTTATATTTTTCCAGCATTACTTTTTGTTTTTCTTCGCTTGAAAGTGCTGGGGTTGGTGTGTCGCTGGGATCATACCTATCCAGTATTTTAATATCAATATTTGCGGTATCCATAAAGATAGAATAAACTAAACCGTCTTGGCCGTTTCTATTTTTAGCTATGTAAATACGGCCACCATTCTTTTGCTTGTCTTCTGTTGTTCGCGAAACTGAAAAGATAAGATCAGCTATAAAACATTTATTAAATGCTTCTGAAATGGATTGCATTGTAATAATTTCTGCTTGCAATCCTGTGCGATTGGTTTGTGAGGCTGTCCAACCAACAACATTATTTTCCATCATGATCGCTCTGAGTTCTTCATAAATTGATTCAAGTTCTTCACGTTTTTCTCGACGTGTTGATAGAGTTCTTAGAAGGTCAGCATAATCCACAATAATCATATCTGGGACTATACCTTGTTGTTTGAGCTTTTCTATATGTGCGCGGATTGTGTTTGTCGTTGCAGTTTTGGTGGGATATTCTTTAACTATAAGAGTCCCATCAATATCTTTTAAGTATTCTCTTATCTCTGATTTACGATCCATAAGTTCATCCAAGGGAATTCCCGTAATGCAAGAATCATATCTGTTTGCAATCACAGTATCTCTTAGTTCAAGCGTGTAATGAACGACTGTCATGCCTGCTTTTAAAGCAGTTGCGCCCAAGTGAACAAGCACCATTGATTTCCCAACGCCTGTTGGTGCAATAACTACACCAAGTTCTTTTCTCCCACAACCACCACCAGTAATTTTGTCCATGTTTTCCCAACCAGTTGTGATTGTTTCACGTCCTGAAAACTCAAATCTTTTTTCAAAATCTTTGATATAATCATATCCAAAATCTGCGTCGGCACCAGCTTTCAATGCTTGATTAATAAGCACAGAAATCTCATCAAAAGAACATTTTTTAAGCAATGAAGTTGACTGAAGCATCGCTTCTCGCAGCTTTTGTTTGCGACAGAAGTCGAGGGCCGTATCTTTAATATACTGTTGTGATTCTAGTATGTTAACGTTTGTTAGAACTCTTGCATAGTAGTCACGAATTTGCTTTTGTAATGCTTCGTTCACGTCTTCAAGTTGAGACTTAACAATGGTCTTCATTGTCTCGTGAGAAGGTTGTTCTTTATACTTTGTTTTATGTTGAAAAATCTTTTCAACAAAAGCCTGAAGATATTTAAATTCTAAAAATTCTATGTTAAGGACTTCCAACATCCGATCTGCAAAAACACGATCATCCAATATAAGAAATGCGAGTTTTTCTTGAAAAGTTTTACCATATTTTGAGAAAGAAATTGTATCATTTGTGGACATTGTTACCTCGAAAAATTGAATTATTCAGATCATATCCTAGTTTAAAAGTTTTGTCAAGACATTTGTTTGTGGATAGGTATAATTAGTGCTTTGCTTCATCAACAATCGATCTAAATTTCTGAAAAAGGGAGTTCCAATTAAATTCTTGGATGCCATCAAGTGTCATCATTTTTACGACTTCCGTTCGATTAAATGAAGGGTTGAATTTTTCAATAGTAGTTTTAATATGTTGCGAACTTTTGACTGAAATGTGGGGAGAATAAAGCTGCATTAATTTATAATTTAATTCCACTTTATTTTTTTCAGATAAAATATTTTTATATAATTTAAGCCCGGTGTCATCACGTTTACAATGACTGAACAAATCATCAAGTGTATAAGATTTTTCTTCAGCAAGAAAATTAAACTTCTTGGCTACAGTCTTTAAGCCCGCACCTTTAATTCCGTCCAGGTTGTCAGATTTATCACCATCAATGGCACGAGCTATCGCAAAATTATTAGGATGAATGTCATATTGTTCAAGGATACGTTTCTTGTTTAAGAATTCATCTTTGACTGGACTGTAAATCATCGTCTTATCATCACACAATTGATAGAAATCTTTGTCCATTGATACAATAATTTTAATATCTTCTCGCAAAGAAGGCATACGACAAATGTATGCTATCACATCGTCCGCTTCTATATCCTCAATCATTAATTGAACCAAGGGCATTTCATTAAGGTATTCGATGGTCTTTCTCATTTGATCATAGCGATTCTGAGATTCTTCTAAAGCGGACATTCCTTTATAGGCTCGATTTAATTTTAAGGGCTTGCGACCTTCTTTATATTGTTTAGCTAAAGTCCGTCGTTTCGCACTTCCACCTCCCCCATCCCACACCACGACAACATTGTCTGGTTGAATGTCTCTCGTCATCTTTTGCAAAGACATTAAGAAGCCTTTAGTTCCACCAATGGGAGAACCATCAGCGGCAAGACTAGGATTCATTACATAATTGCGAATGAACGTATTCATCGCGTCAATGATTAAGATTTTATTTGACATTATTTTTTCTCCATTCCCTTCAACTTCCTTACTAACCTTTTTTTAGTTATTTTAGTACAAAATTTACATAATATAAGATTTCGCCTAAAGCGTCGAGGGATTTCATGATCCTGTTTTGTTGTTGTTATTTTTAACTTGCCCTTATCTTGAGAACACAGTGAACACTTAATTTTTGTATCACAACCCAAATTATAATTTAACTTTTTACCCCCGTAACCTAAATCTTGATGAAAACGATAGTGGCACTCCTTACATAAAATAATCAAATCATTATCGTGTTCATTTTTAAAAGAAGCATAAGTATTATGATGAACTTCTAATCCACCGTATCTATCTCCGCACAGTTCACAAGCATTTCCGTATGTAGAGTATATTCGCTTTTTTGTTTCTTCCCATTGACGACTTATCATGTGGGAGTCGTAAGGAGAATGAAGTTTGCCATTCTTTATTGTTCCTTCGGGTGTTTCAATTCCATAACGGTCAATAAAATCTTTAACCGTTTCAGCCTTGGTTTGGTTCATCTGTTTTTTCTTCTTCCAAATCATAAAAGTCTTCAGCTTTTCCCGTCTTATTTTCAAACTTACGAATAACTTCTTCGTCTATAATATCATAAACAAGTTTGGAAAACTTTGCATCTGATTTCATAAGCTTTGGGAACGTTGCGGTTTGAAATTTCGTTTCATACCCCTCTAGTTTAAACCATGCACCACTATTTGTCAAGCGATTTGATGATTTAATGGCAGTTAATAAAGATTCATCATTCATGATGCCTACATTGTCGCCAGCCCATAAGATTTTAAAATTACAAATGCGGCCTTGGGTTCCAAACTTTGATTTCTCTAGCTTGGCTTTGACCTCTGAACCTATTCTATAACCATTTTCATCTTCGATAAATGTTTTCTTACCCTTTAATCCTGTCAACCATATTCTTAATGAATAAGCATAAATGATTGCTTTGCCGCCTGGAGTAAACCATGGTTGTGACAGCATCATCATTGGATTGCTGGTATTAATATTAGTTTTTAATTGATTAAGAATCAACAATGTTGATTGTGTTTTATTAAGAGATATCGTCAGCTTTTGCATACCCAAAGATAACACTCGTGGTTTTTGAGCCATCGATGATTGTGGGTTAAAATCTTTTTCCAGATCAGCACGACATGGTGTCATAGCCAAAGAGTCCACAATAAACAAATATCGATTATCTGGATCATTCGACATACATAATTCGGCTGTCTCTAGCACCATCTCAATATCATCAGGCTGGATAATAAGAATTTGATTTTCACCTTCCATATCACAACCAAGCTTTTCCATAAACTCGCTAGTCATTGTTTGTTCGGAATCAAAATATAAAACTTTAATACCTTTCTGTTGTGCCTCTCTTGCAACTTGGCCAGCCATATACGACTTGCCAGAACTTTCAAGGCCAGCTATTTCTGTCACGCGACCCACAGGAATACCCGCTAATTGTCCGCGACATATAATTGAATCTAACCATCTTGAGCCAGTAGGAATCCAATCCTTAATATCTGCTGGATTTTCTTGATCTCCCGAAAATGCGATTGTTCGGCCAGCTTTTTTATTGATCATCTTTAATATATCTTTTGAAGATAATTTTCCGTCACCCATCTAATCTCCTTAAATAAAAAGAAGCCCTGCAACGCTTTGACACGGCGCAGGGCTCCCAAAAACTTAGAATAAAGTTTTTAATTTACGCAGACAATTCTCTAATAGCATCATCTACGCTGCTTACGCCGACATCTTCAACTAAAGGTCCATCGCTCGGATTGAGAAATGATTCTAAAATTGCTTTAACATCAGCAGGAGACTTGCGCTGAAACAGAGTGGAGATATCGGGAATACTTTCCAGCATTTCCTTAATTGCACCCTTGTTCTTTGCAAGTGCAGATGATTTACGCTTCGGCACCAGATTAGTTTGTGGAAATGCACCTTTTGTCTTTGGAAGTGTATAGGTTAGTGTAAAATCAACACCAGAATCCACATCAGTAATATCACCATAATCAGGATTTAAAACC